TCAAATCTTTTTGTTGTAGGAAACTTAAATGGTTTTCTTTCTGATGCTTTTTTAATAGCTGCACCAGCACCAAAAGCTAAAGTAATTGGATTAATTGCTACTTTTCCTGCAAACTTTATACCCTTAACAGTACCTTTCTTAAGAAAATCCTTAATAGGAGTTTTCTTTTTAGGTCTTTTTATAAAGTTTCTATCGCCTGCGTATATTTTCATTATTTCTTTTTCTTTTTCTTTTTATTTTTTTTCATGTTAGACTTTATTATTTCTTTTTGAAGTCTTGGAGGTAATGTTTTTTGTGCTTTAGTTAAGCCTTTCATTAGTATCCTTTCATCATTTTTTTAACTTTTTTTTTTCCTTTTTTCATTTTACCTTTTTTAGGTGGTCTACCTTTTTTTGAACCATATGTTCCTTTTCCCATTGGCATAGTGTTTATCCTTTCAATAATCCACGCATAGCAGCATCTCTTGTTGTAGGCATAGCCATTTGATTTGGTCTTTTGCCCATTTGTGCCATTTGTGGGGTTGGTTGTTGAAGTAAGCCTTGTTGTCTTGCAACTTCAGGCATCATTCTAGATCTCATTATAAGACCTAATTGCTGACCTTCTTCTGGAGAAAGTCTCATCAATTCATCTGCTAGTTTTTCTAATCTATTTTTTGCCATTAACAATTCCACTTTCTTAATGCTTTGTTTATTCTACTATTTGGATCTCTTGCAGTTTTGGCAGAAGTAAGTTTACTTTTCATACCTTTCATTCTAGCACAAAAACTAGCTCTACGTTTAGCTGCTTTAGATCCTTTTTTTAATTTTGATGGCTTTGTAGTTACTGCCATTTTTAGCTTAGATCCAGGATTAGCACGTCTATATGAAGCTATACCTTTCCTATTCAAACCCCCACTTTTGGATTTGCCTTCTTTTCTTTGCCATGCAGGTGTCTTAGCCACCTTTATGTACTTTTTGTATTTTAAATTTAGCTACTAAAGATCCACCTTTATGTGGTTTAAACTTTCCTGAGTGTTTCATTAGATTATATCCACTACCTTTTTTCATCCAATGAAATCCTTTAGGAGCTTTTACTGTTTTCATCATGATTTTCTTTTCCTTCCTGATGCTGTTACTGACCATTTGACTTTTCTTGGGCCAGTTTTTTTACGAGCTTCTGACTTACTTATTCTTCCAGCTACAGATCTTGGTCTACAAGCAGGATAAGGTCTGGTTTTTTTTTCTTTGCCAGATCTTCCACACTTCTTACCTGTCTTGACGTCTCGCCAATCTTCAGCAAACCACTTTCGTAGTCCACCTTTTGCCATTAGTACTTGCCACCACGTTTTTTATACGTTTTAACAAGCCATGCAGAAGCATATGCCGAGGGCCAAACCTTGAACTTTCGTTTGGCTTCAGATTTTACTCTATTGTATAGTGCTTTGTTTTTAGGTGTTGCCATATTATATAAACTTTTTTGCGTATTCTAAGATTTTAGTCTTTTTTCTAAATTTTTTAGATTTTAAATCTTTAGTAAACTGTTCTTTTTTAGCTTTTTGTTTAAGCATGTCAATTTTAAAAACGCTATAAGGTACTTTTTTCATCTTCCTTGCCTGTTGTATTTTTTAAAGCTACGTTTTTCCGATTTATTCATCTTTTTTTTGTGGATCCTTATCCTTTTCTTAGGTTTAGGTCTTGGTACAAAGTGAACAAACTTACGTTTAGCCATTAATCGTCATCAAATATATCAAAAGCTACTGCACCACCAATTGCTGCTGTAGTTTTAGGGTATTTTTTGGCTAATTTCTTAGCTTTCATCGTACCTTTGTGAGCTTTTTGTGATGTTCCTGTAATAAATTGGCTAGTTTTTGTAAAACCTTTCTTAGATGCCATATCTGCTGCCATCTTAGAACCAGTTCCTAGCTTCTTTTTGCCTTTGTAAAGCATTCTCAGTATTTTCATTCCTGCTGAGCCTGCTGCGAATGGTATTGCCATTTTCTTCTCCTTGTTAAAATAAACCCCCTCTATGGCCCATTAAAGGCTACATTAGGAGTAGTTGTATAAAACCCCCCTATTTGCACATTCGACATACATGTCGATGTTGCAGGGGTAAGTTCAAAACCCGTCGATTGCTGTCGCAATCGTCTCTTTTGTCGTTATTGTCAGCTTCGCTGTCTTTTGTTTGTTGATGTCGATTTATTGCTGTTGCCTGTAGCAACAATAAATCGATGTTGTTTATATATATATCAGTAGTCAATTAACTCCTGGCGAAATCAGTTGATTAATTGATTGCTGATGTTGAACTATCCTGTTGATATTACTGAATAACTTGATTGCTGTAAATCAATAGGACATACAAATAAGTGCTATATTCACACCAATGTGGACAAGCACAGAAAGGATATAATATGTTAAGTACAATAGTAATGGTCTTATTAGCTATATGGTTATCTATAGCTATTATTACACAAGTAGCTGGTATAGGAGCTGGATACTCTCTTATCAGATCTTTCACGCAAAAACTAGAAAAGTAGGAGATGATATGGATTATAATATAGCTAGGATAATAGAGGATGATAGCATACAACTACAGCTACCATTCCCTGAAATGTCTAATATTCACCCATTAGATAAGAAGATGAAAGGAATATATCCAAAGTTCATTGTTACCAGTAAAAATAAACTTTGTCAGAAAGGAGACAATAATGACAAATCAAGTAGATAATAGAACACCTGAACAGAAGAAAGAATATGTTCAAAGAAAGACATCTTATTTACCAAAGCCAGTATATGTTGATTTGATGCTAATGAAACGTATCATGTTAAAGTTAGCTGAAAAGAATAAGATTGATATTGAAAATATGGATGATCAACTTCCAGGTGTATAAATAAACTGCTATCGCCTAGTCTCTTTTGGCTAGGCGTAGCTTAATAAAGAAAGGATAATATTATGGGATATACAAACTATTGGCATCAACATGAGGATTTCACTAACAGACAATGGAGATATATCAAAGCAGAAGCTGAGTATATGAAAGAAATTGGTAGTGGTGTAATTGATGTAGATATTGAGACAGATGAAATTATTATCAATGGTAAAACAAACTGTGAGACTTTTGTATTAAATAGAACAGTGCCAATTGTAAAAAATTATGAAGGTCAAGATTTGACGTTTAATTTTTGTAAAACAAGAAGATTGCCTTACGATATATATGTTTGGCACTTGTTAGTTTTCTGTGCAGGTATGATCAATGACACAGATGTATTTAGTATATCGAGGGATAGATGAAATACAAAGATATGATGCGTAAAAATATAGAGTTTTGTCCAATCACATGTAATGAGTGTGGCGAAAAAGAGGAGATGAATCCAGGAGATGCACACTATCAATTAATATTTGAAGGTAGAGTGTTATGTTCAGGATGCTTAGATATTGAAAACAAGGAGTTATTTTATGGCAAAGAAGAAACCTAAATGGTGGGATGAACACCAAGAGTTCTTAAAAAAGTTTACAGATTGTGAGACTATAACAGGAGCTGATAATGTATCGAGTAGTAATAAAAAAAAAGTTCAAAGAAAAACCAATAAATTTATCAAGAGCAGTGAAGCTAATGTATAGGCAGCCCTTTACTGGTTCTATCAAGAGTGAGCATATAGCTTGGTGGAAACAGTATTGGATAAGATCTATTAACTTAGAAATCTTGCAACCACAAGTAGGATGGATTACACTCGTGAAGATATATAGAGAGGGTAAACCATCTATAAGAGTAATAACAGTACCAACCAGCTCTGACCAGCGAGAGCTGTTTGTTATGAAACAACTACATGGAGGTAGTAATGCGTAAAAAAAATAAAACAGATCATTCTTATGTCATAGCTAAGAATATTGCTAAGACATTGATACTTCATAGAGTCTGGAAAGGTTATACACAGCAGAACATTGGTGATGCTGTTGGACTTACTTTTCAACAGATACAAAAGTATGAGAAGATGATTAACAGAATATCAGCAGAAACTTTGATTGATATATGTAAGCAAAGAGACTGGGATATTACATTGTTTACAACTAATAATCCTGCAGCAATATTAAGTGAATGGATACTAGAAGTAAATTTAGATGATCCAGAAAGTGTATATCATTTGAGACTGGATCAGATCAATAAGTCATGGGCTAAGTTAGACAGAGTGGGTAAAACTAATTATTACTTTGTAAACAATCCTATGGCAAAGAAACTAGTTCAAATATCAAACGATCTTGAAGATCAAGGTATTGATCCAAGAGATACAATATTACCAATAGTGAAAGGAGAGTAATGAATGGACTTATTAATTTGGCTCGCTTTTTGGCCTTTAGTGTTGCTGGTATAGCAGTAAGAAAAGGTTGGAATTGGCTCACTTCCGATGTTGATCCAATTCCTGGAACAAAAGAATTTGATGATGAATATCGTCAAGTTAAAGCAAAGTACGTACGTTTAACCAAAAAAAAGGAGGACTATGATGATGCGTCTAAAAAAATTAGGTGACGTTGTTTTATCAACAGCAACGTATCCTATTAGATTCTGTATTGGTGCTTACAAAGCTATCAACAAGCACATACCTGAGTCTATTGAGTTACCAATCGAAATCAAAGTAAAGGAGGATAAAGATGGAAACACAAGAAACCAAGCTGTCTCTACAAGAGAGGGTTAGTAAAAAGATGCCATTAGCAAAGTGGATACATGAGTTATATTATCAGAATGCTGCTTTGTTTATGTCAGATCCAAGATACAAATCATTACCACAGTATCTTCAAACATCTGGTATCTCATCTTCGTTTATTGCTTTGAAAGAAGCATTAGACAAGAACAGAGAATCTAGATCAACAGAAGAAACTGCTGAGAAGATGATTGAAGTATCTAACAAAAAATCTACTAAGAAAAAAGTAGCTTAACATAATATGGCAAATGCCCGGTCACTATCGACTGGGCATTGTGCCTAACAGAAAGGTAATTATGGATAATATGAAACTACATGAAGCTCAAGATGAACACAACAGAAAAGTTGTTGATATTATACAAAGCATTGGTTCTCACATGAGACAGACTGATGAAACTATTGAGAAACATAGAAAGATTATGCTTTTTATGCTTGGTATACATTTTGTTACAATACTTGTAATTTTTTTTGAGGTTGTAAAATGAAACAAAAAGAACAAGTTGAGCTGCTAGATAAAGCTACTGACAAAGCTATCAAACAAGTTGAGAAAGAACGTAAGGGTAAAAGACGTAACTTTATCAATGAGTGGTTTAGATATGTTGAGCTTGTATCTAACTTTATTAAAAAACAATTAAACTAGGAGTAATATGTGGATAGATAAATTAGATATATATAAGTTTACCAAGCTACATGGTAAAACTAAAGATACATTAGATTTAAAGAATCATTTGTCTAATGATGAAATGATAGATAGTAAAAAATTAACAAGTTTATTATCTGAATTACAAGATGCTTGGGATTGTCATCATTATGATGTTCAAGTTCAAATAAGATTTGTACCACATGGAACAAAAAGAGGTGAGCAATGAGTGATGGTTTATATGATCTAAGATATGCTTTACAAACTTTCCTTGAGGATAAACTTCAAGGTGAAGTGCATGGAGCAGGTATAACAATGGATGGCCCAGTATTTAGACAAGCTGATATTGAGGTTAGCATTGGTGATGATAAATATCAAATAACAATAGAGGAGCTATAATGTATAATGTAATACTTTGGAAAGACAATGGTAATGAAGATATACATGTCTTTGATAAGAAACCAACATTTGATCAATTGTATGGTTTGATTGGTAATGGATGTTCTTTGATACAGATAGTATCTGGATATAATCCTGATATATCTAGTAGAACATTTGATATGTATTGTGATGAAGAAAGTAAATTCAATACAGAATGCTATCCAAACAAACGTGCAACAAATGCTTGGTATGAATGGCAAAAGCGTACCAAAAGACAATGTTTGCCAGGTGATTATATTTCTGGTAATGTCTGCATAGTTAAAAAACTAAATGTAAAACTAAAGGATGCAGCATGAAAGATGATAGAGGTGAACATGATTTAACTAAAGTAATAGATGATTGTCATAGTCTGGTTGATGAACTAAGAACTAAACTAAAAGAAAAATGTAATGAAGTATTGGATCTCCGTAAGCAACTAGATTATGCACAAGAACAAACTCAATTAGCTGAGTTAAAATATGATAAGCTAAAAGATGCTATTGGAGATGAGTTCAATAGTAGACTTAACAAATCAAAACAGGAAGGTATGTAATGACAGTACAAGATGAAGCTGTTCAAGAAGTTCAGTCAAGAAACAAAGCAAAAGCTCATGAGATTGAAAAAGTACAAAATGAAATGAATGATGCTATGGAAGCGTTGACTATTTTAGATGGTGCTATAAAATCTACATATTTAAAAGACAAACATTCAATGATATTACAAGATTGGTGTAAAGAATACCAAGAAGATATTAATAGGTGTAGAATGTTTATACAGGAGGCTAAATGAGTAGAGAAGATCAATTAAGAGCTTTGGTTGCTACTAAGCAATTAGAGATTGATAAACTAAAAAGAGTAATAAAGGAGTTTGAAAATGATAACGCCAGACAGCGAAGTACTTCGGATAGAAAAAAGAATACGAGGACTAAACAGAGTGACGTCAGCGATAAATGATTTGTCTATCTATGGTATATTTTATGGTAACTATCCACAGTTAGTTAGTGTATTAGAACATGCTAAAGATCATGTTAAAGAAGAACTAAAACTATCTAAAGAAAGATTAGAAGTTTTGTATTATCCTAAAGAAGATCAAGGTGCTGAAGCAGTAATACAAGAGTATATTAAAAAAGGTATTTAAATATTCCAGACGTGGGATAGGTAAGTTAGTGACCTGTATGCGATTAGATACTAGTCCTCATTGCAGCTAAACAACTACATTTGCCCACCAGGGAGACTTGGTGGGTTTTAAATCTTGCGTAAGTCGCTGGAGGCCCTATTGGGTAAAAAAACTACCTCCCGAAGAAACAAGCCCTTTGGTCGGTGGGGTATATCGACTAAATTTCTGTAATTTTGATGGACACATCACCCTAAGCCTAGACAATTGTTAAGCACAACAGGCACGCAAGGCAGTGCATGGGTTTCCTAATTAGATTAATGGTGTGTCCTTCTAAATTTCAGTAATTTTTACTATCCAAGATTTAGGTATCATAGTACGATCACCAAAGGTTATTGTACCATCATCTTCTTTATCATAACTTGCAAATAATTTTATTGATTTACGATCTTTAGAGAAGATCCAACCTTCGTTTACTGGTGTAGCCAGTTTCATATTTTTAAATTCTTTTTCTGATGCCCAACCTGAATCACTAACACAGTCTACCCATTCAACACGTACTTTGGTATAAGGTATGTCGTTAGAGTCTTTATCTTTAATAGACTTCTTTTTTTTAGTGTAACTTCTTTTTGTCATGAGCTAACCAAATAATAGATTCTATTTCTTCAATTGAAGGGTATTGAGAGATCTTTTCTTCGTTGATGACAAGATCAAGATAGGTATGATATATCATAGCTAAAGCCATAGCATCAGCTGCTCTAACTGTAAGGTGAGGATGTTGTTCTTTTATAAAGTCACCAATAACATCTGGTTTAACAGTATTAATAAATGACTCAGAATAGTTTTTTCTTTTCTTAGGAAATTTGTAAATTTTGCTCATAATAAACGTACCTCTAGCGAGGATAACTATAATATTTATTTGGGTTGCAGTAGGAAATCAATATTTTTCTTAATTTTAGGTACAAGTTTGTTATATACTTTGATCCATAGCATAGAATCATCATAAAAAAAGGCTCCGCCCCACATATTCTTATAATGACTATAAAATTCACTACATATTGGTAGTGGATCTATGTCTATTTTTTCCCAAAATTGACGTTCAGACATCATACAATTGTGTAATTGATGATGATGTTTAACACATAATGGTATTGTAAATTGGTCTCCAACTTTCTGACCAATGCCTCTTTTCATAGCATATTGGATATGATGAGCATTACAACCATACTGTTGGCAAATAATACAAGGATTAGATGCTACCCACTTTAGATACTTTTTGTCTTTTATTCTTAGTTCCTTGTCCTCTGATAGTGTTATGCACTTTCGTGTAGCCATAATAAATTGATAATCTTGCTAGTCCTTCATGAGTTCTATTTGATGCTTTACGTTCTGTCAATCCAAGAATTTTTGCTATTTCAATTATTCCATAGTTGAACCAACAGAATAATTTCATACACTCAGCAAGTTGTGGACCAATTTCATCATCGCAATCTTTAACAGAAAGAGCTGCACCTAATGATGATGTAATAAAATCTGTACTAGATCCGTCAACACGTTCTTTCATGACGTTGCCAGTACCTCCACCCATAAGTTCACATGCTAGTCTATATCTAGATCCAGCTTCATATTCTTCAATAGATATGAGTTTACGATGAAACATATACATAAGACGTGATTCTCTTATGTTCAACCAAACTTTTTTCTTATCTCTAATTGTAGAAATAAGTTCTGGCTTTTCAATCTGACGCATAGTTATTTTTATAATCTTCTGTGTATTTATCAACAAAAGATTTGAAGTTGTCGTTTTTATTATAAAACTTACTGAGTCTATAGACTCTATTTTTAGAACATCTATGATGTCGAGCAATAAGGCTTTTACTCCCATACACTTGTGTAGGGTGTAAAAACCAACACAACAAGATTGATAGATTATATATTTTATAATCTAATTCAGTTCTTGGTGTCTTTTTACCTTTTAATACATCTATTGATATGTTAAAGGTCAAAGCTAAATACTTTTGTATATTATAAACCATAAGGAGATGATTATGAAAATTAAGTATCGACATTCTGCCTCCAAAACTAATACGTTTATTGACAGTCCAGCTTTCTGGATTATCAATGAATTATATGATTTTGATTCTGGGCCGAATGCAAGAATGGTAATGGGATTAGCAGCTGAGGATGCAGCTAATCATGCATTACAAAACCAAATCACAGATGAAAACACTATCACAGAATTTGCTCAAAAGAAATACCTTGAGCATGATGGTATCAATGGTGATGAAGATGAGTGTGATTGGTCTGCTATTATTGCAAATAAGTTTGTTCAAGAACTACCACAGTTTGGTGATGTAGTATCTTGGCAAAATGAACTTCAAGTACCTGGTAAAAAATGGGGTCTTGAGCATGATGTTATTTGCAAAACTGACTTTGAGTTCAAAGATGTAATAGTTGATACAAAGGCTACTGCATATATTAAAAGACTAAAGTCAGGCAAGGTTGATGCAAGATGGTATCCGAAACCTGCAGATATAAGACAACAATGTTTATATCGTGAAGTTTTTGGTAAAGAAACTATGTTATTGTACTGTTCACCAACAGATCAGTATTGTGTAGATATGATAGGTCGTGATGAACTAAAACCTATGATCAATGCTATGAAACATATTGAACACATACTTAAGATAGCTCCAACAAAAGAGGACATTGTCCGAATGTTCCCTTTGACATTGGACAATTTCAGATGGAAAGGATCCAAAGGATCTGTGGATTTCGCTGAAAAAGTATGGTCAGAATGTTTACAATAGTGTATAAATACTTATGCAAAAACTAGGTAAAATAATAAATCAGATAAATAGGAGAAATATGGAAGCAGAAACATTTGAGTGTTCGTTCAAAAGAGCATTTGAAAAAGATAATGGTGGCGTTACAGTATACGTTACCAAAGATGATGGTACTGATATGACTGTCTATGGTGAAGCTCTTGGAGCAAGTCGTTGGCAAAAAGGTGCTAGATTGAAAATCGAAGCATTGCCTGTAAGAACTAGTAAGACAGGTAAGCAGTATCAAACAGCAAACTCTATTGAGTTATTGGATGGTGAAGTAACAGTGCCTAATGGTGCTGCAACATCAGTTTCAACAAAAGATCCTAATGCTCAGTGGAAAGAAAAATACAGATTAACAATGAGTAATCTTTTAGCTGCAGCTATTCAATCAGGAAACAAAGTAGACTTTGATGAGATTGATGGTTATGTGCGTAAGATCTTACAAGCCAAGATGGATGTAACAGATCTGCCAGATGATGCTCCATTTTAACCGAACACGTCATCTCCCTAAGTTAGTTACGTGTATAGGGGTGAAGTTAAGATCCAGGCTTTGCCCCTACTAAATATTATGAAAAATGAAAAACAGTTATTATTTATTCAAACTCGAAATCGAGTTGATGGGTATTGATACATATGGTAGAGATTACTTGGTAAGAGATTTGTATAATAAATATTTGAAGGAGAATCAAAGTGATTACAGAAAAAAGATTGGAAGATTCGTTGAAGTATCTTTCAGAAACAGACGAAGAAAATGCTAAAGCAAATGCTCAAGTTAAATATTTGGATAGGCTTCTTAAGAGAAAGAAAGCTCTCCATATCACTGGTAATACTGCTGATAAAAGCATATCTGCCAAAGAACAAACATACTATGCAAGCGAAACTTATAAGAATGCTGTGGATGAACTATTTGAAGCTGAGGTTACAGCGAGTACGCTTGAGAACAAAAGAGATAAAGAAGGACTTATTATCGACTTATTCAGAACACTAGAAGCTAGTAGACGTAAGAATAACATATGATTTATAAATTTCGTATATGGGTTTACAAACCTGTTACTACTGAAATATTTGTTGATGCTAAGTCAGATGATCATGCTAAAGATATAGTTAATAAATTAGATTCAAGTACATTTAATTGGCAAGACTGTCCTATTACTCCAGATAGAGTAACTTATGAGGTTATTGAATCTGATGAGAAGTCCTGAACAAAGAATGTTTCTTAATGTAATTACTCAAGCTGTGCATGATGCAGCATACAAAGGTGTAGATAGATACTATCAATATCATAGAGATCAAGCTGTATCCTGGCTAACTGGTAATTCTAGAGACTTCAGAATTATATGTAGACTAGCAGATTTAGATCCAGATTATACTCATGTTAAAATGATTAAAGCTATGAAGTATGATATAAAACAATTGAGAAGAAACTATTACAAAAAACAAAAACCAGATCGAGAGTATCGACCTGGTCGTTATAGATTAAAATTTTAATGACTCACAAGGATATATTTAAAGATATGACTTATAATACACTTAATAAACAAGTTGATGGTAATCATTATAAAGATATGAAGGTTGAGCCTGCATACTTTATTAATGAAAACAATCTACCTTATGCTGAAGGTAATGCTATAAAATATATTTGTAGACATAAAAAAAAAGGCAAACGTAAAGATATTGAGAAAGCTATTCATTATCTTGAGATGATAATAGAAAGAGATTACAGTTAATTAAGTATTAACTTTTTAATACTTTTTTGCCCCATATATATTTCAGTTTCTGCTTGTGATTTAATACACTTATAAGATACAGATGTACCTTTAGCAGTTCTTTCAGCTATTCTTTTACCTTTAAGACATGCAGATAAAGATGGTTGTATTCTGTGTTCTTTGATCTCGTGATTTATAATCATCAATAAAGCAAATACTGTTTCTATCATTAGTGATTACCATTTAATTTTTTTTGTAACATATCAACTTGTTCTTTAAGATGATCTATGTTTACTTTGTTATATCTACTATTTTCTATTTCTTTTTCTATAGATTCAATTTGACTAGCCAAGTGTTCAATGAGCATATACATTTCTAAGTTCTTGGGTTCTTGTTCTGCTTTTTTAAGTAGATCAGCTTGAAATAAAGTATCAGCTGTTTCTAGTCTGTTAATTCTTTCAACAATACCAAAGTATGCCCATACGCCTAATGCAACTCCTGCAATTATTGCTATAAGATTTCTTATTGGTAGTGCTACGTTAGTATTTTCGTTTATTTTCATGAAATATAGGTAATGCTTTGCCTGACATATAAAAACATTTTAGACAATATTTTACTCTATCAAACATAACATATCTGTTTGTTATTTTATTTTTACACATGCTGCATTTAGAGTGTTTAGGTTTACCTATGTAAGCTGTCATTTTTTTCTCATAATATCAGCACCTTTAAGACCATATATTGCAGACACTACTCCAATGAATATTGCCTGATACCAATATGGTAAGTTCTTAAAGTATTCAAAAAACAAATCTAGTTTATTACGAATGTCAGGATCGTCAGAAAAGACAGACCAACCCAATAAAAGAATAGGCAAAGATACGAGAATAAGGACAAATTCGTCTTTCCAACCATTATCATTGCTCTCAATAACTTTCGCTTTATATTCAAGTTCGCCTTTCGCCATACGTTCAGCATGTACTCGCTGAGCATCTGACATCAACTGTTTAGTTTTTTGTTTGTTCTGATATATATGAGATGCTGTTTTTACACCCAAAGATAGTAAATTCAACCACATATTATTTTAAACCTTTCTATAAAGCTGTAGCTTTTGTTGGCAAACCTTCCCATGCACGATACATGCCTTCTACAAGAAGTTCATCGTCATAGGGCTGCTGACCATTTTCCATTTGTATAATAGATTTTACAAGTGGTAGATAATGTTCCATACTATTATCTAGTCGATCCATAGGTTTGATATTCATTCTTTTGCAAACAAAATCTATGTAAGCTGATGTATCATTCTCTGATGGAGGGGCCCATCTTGAGATGATTTCATCAACTGTAGCTTTATGGTGTTTAAATCTGTAAGTAAGCAATATTCTATGTAAAGCACGTATGCCCATAACTGCTTCATCAAATATACAGAATGTTGGATCAGTTTGTTCTGCTGCCAAACCATCCCAATCTGTACCTAATTTTATATTTCCTGGATTTTTATTTCTTATTCCTCTAGGTAATTTTTCCAATCCATCTGCCATTTTTATTTAACCTCATTGGTATTAGTTTTGGCAAACCATCTATTATCATACCTGTTCCAATTATTGGTCTAGCTCTTTGAGTTTTATTATATCTAAAAGCTAGAGAGTCTTTGTCTATTAAACATCCAACTTGTAAACCAAAGTACAATCCTAATGAATTGCCATAATATTTTATAGAGTAGCTACTATGATAGTGTCCTTGAACGCAGCTCATTCCCATAGATTGTGCTAGTTTTAACACATCAGCTACTTTGCCATGACAGAAGTAAACTGGCCCATTTGGCGTATCTAACGTCAAATCGTCATGCCACTTCCATCCTTTTCCAACCTTCAGAAAGTCATTGTATTTTTTAAGATATGCTTTTGGTATTCCATATTTTAAAGCACGTCTAAAAACTAGACTTCCATGATTAGAATCTAATAGATCCATTGTTGGAAACAACTTCTCTAATTCTTTAATAATAGGTAATGATATTTTTAGTTCATCACCTGCACTTGGTAAGTCAGGATCTGAATCATGAAATGATAAAGCATGTTTATCTACTTCATCACCTATATGTACTATTTTTGTAGGCTTGTATAATTTTTTTATAGCCTTCAAAAAAGGGAATAAATCTTTGTGATGATAAGGGATATGAGTATCACTTATAATCAATATTGATTTATGCATATGCAACTTATACTATAGAGGACTATAGTTTTAAATTATTAAGTACAACTTTATGCAGGTGTTTTTGGTTTAGGTTTAGGTATTATAAATTCAATAGGTCTACATTCAAACTTAACAACTATTTTGTTTTCTTCAATATAGTTTCTATCAAATCCTTCTACTTCTTCTAATGCTCTAAATGTTTTTTGAGAAAAAGCATAACCTGCATTAGTACAATCATAATGATTGCTAAACTCATAACCTGATAAAGTACTAGATGGACATTGACCATTGGTCATGCTGCACATCCATAATACTAATAAATATTTTGTCATAGAACCTTGTTTAAAAGTACAAATAATTCACCAAGAACTGCAATACCTACTGCTCCTAAAACCCACAAAATTCTATCTATATCTTTCTTAATGTGAGCTAAGTGATTGTTTTCTAAAGTGTCTAGTTTTTGATGAATTAAATTTATTTCACCATGTACTCTTAAAAGTTCTTCTTTATTTTCAGTATGTCTACTCATTAAAATAATGTCTCGTAAGGATTTCTTACAAGCCCTTTCGTTTTGTATTGTGTGTATCTAGGCCCTTTATAACGTGGGTGTCCTAGTTGACCAAGTACAAAGTCTACTGCTGTATCAGATGCTTCATCTAATGACAGACCATCACTTTGTAGTTTTTCAGCAATATCTCTTGATGCTGATTGTAGCCATATAGGTAAAAATCTCATACCAACATGACCACCTATTTTAAGACCCTTTTCAATTGCTTCATCATCTTTCTTAGTAATATTTGGACTCCACTTAGTAGTTAAGTATTGTTTGTTAGTTAATACTTCTATAGTAGTTCTTGGCAAAGATCCAATCTTTTTAAGACCAGTTGATTGTGGATCAGTAATCCAATGAAAAGGTTCCATCAATTGTTTAGAAAATGTAAGTACTTGTCCATCTCCTAAATCAATTCTTGTTGGATCTGTATTGTCTAGTATAGAATGACCACTAAATATATAGTTTAGTGCAGATCCTGCTACTGCATATGTAAGTGCAGCTCTTGCAAAATAGTATTGATATAATCTACGTAATGCTGGATCAGACTCAAAGTTAGGTAATGACTTAGCAATAATCCTAATATTTGATAATGTCCAGTCAGGAGCAAAGAGTAATAACTGCATATATCCTCTAGATCCTGGAGCAAATGCTGTTTGTGTAAGACGTTTAAGAGTATCGTTTTGTATTCTATTTGCTAACTGTTCCCAGTTTTGTCCACCAAATGCATCATTAGTAAAAGATGCAGCTTTAGTTGCTTTACCATAGATTTGTGCCTGAGTATCTCCAGGCATAATTCTTAATGCATTAGGTTTACCTAAAAGAGTAGGTTTATCTAATACAGTTAAAAATGTATTTAATTTAGCTGCTGTAAATATTCTATCCCAAGTAATTTTATCAAACCATCTAAATACTTTTTCTACTCTACCTTCAGTAGATACACCAAAGTGTCTTTTTAGGAATGGATCAAATCCTCTTAAGTTATAATAAAATCTATCAAATCCTGTATCTTCAGGTACAGATATTTGTAATCCTACACCTTGACCAAATCTAACTACATCATCATAACCTGCTGTACGTAGTTGGTTTATAGCATGATCAAAGTCTTTGATATATGCTTTTGGATCACTAACTGATTTTAATATTTCTGGTTTTTTTCTTGGATCTAATGTCTTTTTGATAAAGTCTGCTTTAGCTCCTGCAAACCATAATGATTCTACCAATGCTCCTGCATGAAAAAATGAAAAACCTACTGCAAGTCTTTTCATCATTAGGTTTGTAGTAAAGAGTGCACCCATAAACTGACCTTCATCAGTTGCATCAAATACCATTCTAAGAGAGTTTATCATTCCCTTATGTACTAATACTGAGTCACCTTTATCTAAAAAATATGGATGTTTAAATTCTGTGTAATTAGTGTCATCAAAAGTTTTTTTGATATTATTTCTAATTAAGAGTGGTTTGTTTACTATTTCTGTTTGTTCTAAGTTTTTTACAATAGCTCTTGTTGATAATGCTTTACCAGCTGCAAATGCATATATTCTAACAAGTTCCGCAGGGTCATCCATACCTGCACGTATTGTATAGCCTTTTTGTAGTCCATGATTTATATCACCAAATATACCACGTCTTGCAAACTGAAACTTAGTTGATGGGCCTGTAACAACACCTGTATCAAAGTCTTTTACAAATTTAAAAGGTTGTTGTTTTGGATTATATTGATTCCATAACAAGGGTAGATAGTTTGTTCTTTTGTTAAAAACTAATCTACCTTCTTGACCAAAGATATTATAGTATTCATCAAATACTTTTTTAATATTCTTAGCAGCTTCTAATTCAGCTTTTGTAAGTTCATTATCTGCTATTGGTTTTAATCTTGGATTATATTGAAATGTTTTTCTATCTACTTGTGCTTTTGTTAAGTAATAAAATATTTTAGGTCTAGAATCTATAGCATCTGGTATAGATTTTTTAATAACATTTGATAGTTCTTGTGCAGCAGAATTAAGTTTTACTGTACTCATTTTAGCTGCATCTAATGCAGCTTCACCTGATAATGCTGCTTCACTAAATTCTTTAGGTATATTTTTTATATTTCTACCAAGTATTCTACCAGCTCCGTATATTGCTGCACCTATACCAAAACCTTTTGCTGTAGCTAATAGTTTTTCATCTGGTGATGTAAGAAACTGAGCAGCACCGACTATACCACCTACTGCTGCACCTCTTTTGAGTGCAGTAACAAGTGCCATATCTTTGCCATTTTCATTGATTGTTCTTAGAGCAGAAGTAATATCTGCTTTGATAAGATCAAATTTTTTAGGATCAGCAATGTCTCCAGATTCTTTTCTTATAATTTCTATAAGTTCATCTACACCTTTATAGATACCATTTTCATTAGTATCTACTAGTTGTTCAGGTTTTAGTTTGTATTTATCAAATACTTTTCTATGAGCTGCTTCTATTCTAGCTCTTGGAACTCTTGTTAATCTACGAGCTAATTCACCTGTACCTGCAAAACCTACAGAAAACAAAGCTCCTGCTGTTGCTCCAATTGTAGTTTCTATTGTAGTTCTTTTTGGATCTAGATTAGCATCTTCACCTAATTGAAATGTACTAGAAAATACTAGAGGTGTAGCTAGTGTAGCTGTAGCACCTACTTTTAGATCTGATGCTATCTTTGATTTAATTCTTTTGTATTCTAAATTTTTACCACGTTTAAGTTTGATAGCATTTACTACTCCTCTACCAAGTCTACCCCATCCTAATGGCATAAAAAGTAGCCAAGGATCAGCTACTATCATATTTACAAGTTCAGCACCAAATAGTTTAGGATTTTGTTTTACCATATTCCCAACTTCTTTGATGTCTATATTCATTGGGCCATCTTCTAAAAGATAACCAAACCTATTTAGTTTACGTTCTGCTTCTTTATATATTCTAGTTCCAGCAAGATTAGGATTATTACGAATATAATCTAATGCTTCTTGTGCTTGTTTCTTTTTAGTATTACCTGTAAGCCATTGATATAAAGATGCAGGTAAAGATTCTTCTCTAATAAGATCTATAGGGTTACGTAAAGATTCTAAGAATCCAGGTACTTTTGCCTGAAGTGGATCATTTAAACCATCAGGTACATTTCGTATTGGATCTCTTAGTTTTGGATCGTTAAGAGGTATTCCATTAGACATTTACTTTCTTCTTTTTTTTCTATAAAAACTTGCAACTGGATCTATTGGTTTAACATCATATGTTCTAAATGTTTCAAATTTTTTAGTTTTAGGATTAAATTTTTCTGCTCTAGCATATTGATCAATACTCTTATCAATACTTGTCATAGGTGTTTTTTTACTAGATTTAAAAACTTCTCTTGGTGGAAAACCTAATTCTCTTGCTTCAGCATCAGATAATTTTTGTACAAATTTAGATTTTTGAGATCCAAATCTTTTGATACCAACACCAAATTCTTCACTTCTTTTTTGTAAAGCTCTTAATCCTGCTGCTCTAGCTGTTCTAACTGCTTGTGTTTTAGCTTTTGTTATTCTAGCTAATGCTTGTTTTCCTGCTGGTGTTTGTACTTTAAAATTAGTACCAAATTTAGTTTTATAAAATTTAGTTCCTTTAAATTGTTTTATAGCTGTTTGTCTTACTTTTTTTAAACCAGATTCTAACTTAGATGCTTCTACACCTCTAGCAAATTTAGCTGCAGCTTCTTGTTTAAATGGACTACCAATATCAGGTCGTCTTACAAATATGGATTTAGCTTTTGAATCATATCTAAATTTATCACCTGTAGTTAATTTATTAATTGGTACAGATGGTATTTTTTTAGTGCCTTTAAATTTTTTACTAAAGCCTCTAATTAATATTCTTTTAACCATAGTTATCCTTCAAAATATTCAGGGAATCTAGCTCTTTTCAGCTCTTTGTCTAGATACCTGTTGTAATTGTGGGTTAGCTGCTAATAACATAGCATAAATTTGTGAATCATCATTTGTAAGTACATTACCATCAGATTTAGGTATAATTACTTCTGGCCCTTCTTCACCTACAACATAAGGTTTACCAGCTTCTACTGGGCCACCTTCTGCTCTTTGTTCTAAAGTATATTCACTTTTATCAGCTTCAATAGTTCCTTTAGTTAATCCAAAAGGTAATAAACCTTTTTTAACTTTTAGTTTTTCGTCTTTGATAATCTTTTCAATGATTTGTTTTCTTAATGAAGAATCAACAACAAAGTCTTTACCATCTTTACCTGCAGCTTTAGCTCTTTTTCTTACTTCTTTTTTATATGCTAAAGCCATTTTTTCTGATGCTTTATCAAATGCTTTTTGTGAATCTACACCTTTGAATACTTTGCCAAATAATTGTTCAGCTGCATTAGGATCAGCAAAACCATAATTTTCTAATTCTGCTTTCATATCAGCTACATCACTTGCTGTTACTTCTAAAACTTCTGATCTTGATTCAATAAGTTTTTTATATTGTTGTGATATACCTGCAGATTTTATAACACTATTTAATGCACTTTGTCCTAATGTTTTACCTTCTGCTCCTGCTTGCATAAATGCAAGACCCATAGTAAATGCAGGGTTAGCCATAAGACCTTCAAAACCACCTTTATCTTTCCATGTGTTTGCAGCTTTGTCAAAATCTATTCCTGCAAGGTTAGATAATTTAGATAAAAAATTACCATCATTTGCAAACTGTGCACCCATACCACCAGTAGTTATTGGATCTGATGGCATATTAGCTTGATCAGGTGTTCTATTTATATTGTTTTGATTTAGTATATTTTGTGGAACTAAAGATGTTGGAAACATTTGCCCACCTGGTTGTGTCAATGGAGATCCACCTTCTCTTTCTCTAAGCATAGGATTTTTAACAACACCTGATGCATCTGTTTCTGGTGGTGTAAGATCAGATGACATACCTGAAAAATCTTCAGGAGTTTCTATACCTCTTAATCTTTTTAAACCATCTAAATATATTTGATATAAACTTGACATTATAATATTCCTTTATCTAAACTATTGTCTTTGAGCCAATTGTAAAATGGACTTTCATTTATAGCTAAGTATCTAAAAGGACTAGGTGATCCTAGTATACCTTGTTGCTTAGCTTTGGCACTAGCATATGCACTTTGATATGCAAAGTTATTTTTTATATTACCTAAATTTTTATACCATTTAGCAGCTACAGATTCTACAGGTGTAACTTTTGCTTTTGCAAAAATAGTTTCACTACGAAACAAATCAGATAAATTATCTCTTTCTGAATCTGTTAATGCATTAGGATTAAATGATGCATCTAATGGATTTGTTGCATCACCACTTCCATATTTTTTTGTATAATCATTTTGACCAAACTCACCTCTTTCAATAGCAGCTATATCTTTTTGTATATTTTGTATTTTATAACCATAAGCTCCTGGATGAAAATCAGCTCTATTTGATAGATCACTTATCTTTTTATTCAAACTAAAAGTCATAGCTTTTTTTTGAATATCTGATGAAACACCTGAAAGACCTCTTAAAGCAGCTCCTAAAAATCCACCTTTAGAATAAAAATCAACAACTTGATAAAAAGGATTTTGTTTTCTTTCTCTTTCTTTTCTTTCTCTTTCTTGTTGTTCTCTAAATGCTTTAGCTTTAGCAGCAGCTTGTGCTGAAAGTTTTTGTTGTCTAGCTCTTTGTGCTGCTAGTTCTCTAGCAGATGTACGATCTTTTGGTGGAGAATACATTCTTGGATCTCCGCCACCAGGAGGCCCACCTGTTCCTGTTGGTGTTTTAGATTTTGGTTTTGGTGATGTATATTGTTGACTTCTGTAGTTTTCACGTGCGGAGTCTCTATCATTATCTCTATTTCCACCACCTTGTGGCCCTTGTCCACCTGAGTCTTGTCCAGATCCACCTGGCCCTTGTCCTCCTCGACCTGGTGGTGGATATGCAGGTATACCTTCAGGTGTCATTGTTTTTTGACCACCTAAATTTTCTAATGTCTTTGCTTCTCCAGGTGTTATGTAAGCAAGCATATGATCTTGACCTTTGATTTTTTTCATAGGTCTCATATTATCAGATACTGATCCTCCTGCTCCAGACATTTATTTCCTTATAATATTGCTAAAACAATAATGATAACAGCAACTACTGCACATGTTGTTTTATGTTCTTTAATAATATGTGGTATATGTTCTTTAAGTTTCATTATAATAAACCTCCTAATAATCCAAATCCAGCTCCAATAGCAGCTCCCATAGGGCCAGTTGCTCCTAACATGGGCCCTAATGCAGCTCCAGATAATGCTCCACCTGCAGCTGATGTTATAGGATTTGCTCTTGGTTGAGTAATTTGTTGTTGTTGTGTTGGTAGACCAAATGCAATTGGTGCAGCAAGATTGTAGTATTGCTGTAACGCTT